TCGAGAACATTCTCCTCGTGCTCGATCGCGAGAGCCGCACCCCGATCTTTTACGACTACCTTGTGAACGTCACCCCCGACGGCAAGCGCCCCTTTTCCGTGCAGCGCATCAACCCCATTTCGGGCCGGTGGTACGGAGTCGGCAGTATGCAGGCCTTCGACATGATCCAACGCATTGCCGATTTGCAGATGAACCGGTGGAACTTTGCGCAGGGGTCCAGTGGGCGCGTCACCTTCTTTAATCGTCACACCATTGTCGGCGGAGAAACTGATAAAGAACTCGAGCTCAACTGGGGTGAAACCTACGAGCTCAAAGAGGGATTCACGGCCGCAGATGCAATATCCTACGTGACACTGCCCGAAGTGCGGGGGGAAGACCTCAAGTTAATGCTCGATTTCTACCTCCAGATGGCGCATTCCATGAGCGGTGTGCAGCAGCCCAACGACGTGGGTGTCCAGGCCAGCGAGGCCAGCAAGACCGCGACATCGATCATTCAAATGACTAACGCCGGGCAGGAGATGTTCGGCCAACTCCTCAGTCACCTCACTCCCGGCATCACTGATGCCGTCAACGGGCTTGCCGAGATCGCGATCGTCCGGATGGAGGAGAACGACCCCTATTCGTGGTCCGATGGCGAGCAGCAGCAGTTCGCGCTTTTCGACCGTAGCCTCGTGGGCGAATACCGCCTGCGCTTGCGCCTGCTCCTCAGTAAGTTCAAAGCTGAGCAGGAGAAAGTGGCGCTCAATCAGGGCCTCGATCGCGCCGTGGAATTTTACACTCTCATTCCCGAGGCGCAGGTGCGGCTCGCGAAGATGTATCAGGCGTTCCTCCGCGCCCTCGACTTCCCGAACGTGGACGAACTGATCGTCCCGAGCGGCATGTTGCCGCCGCCTGGTGGCGACCCCGGCTTCGATGCCACGACGACCCCCTACGGCGATCCGTCCACCCGCAGCGATCCCGCCGCGTTCTCCGGACAGATGGAAGGTGGCATGGCTGGCGGGATCGCCGCCGCAGGTGGCGCGGCAACCGCGTGACTTACCCCCCATGAGCGAACCCGAAGACGACGAACCCGAAGACGAAGGCACCGCCATCGCCAAGGACGTGAACGATTGACACCCCGAAACCAGCCCACACCATGAACATTTCCGACATCGACCTCCAGACCCAGCACCTCACCACCTTGCGGGATCATCCCGGGTGGCGCGACATCATCGTCCCCAAGCTCCGCGCCCGCATTGCCTCGCTCGAAGTGGCGCTCGTCGCCTTTCCGGCAAAGATCACCGGCGAGGAGACCGAGCAGCACCGGCACGAGCGGCAGATCCTACAGTCCATCATCGACCAGCCCGAGACCCTGCTGCGCTCCTTCGCCGAGAACCGTCGCCTCCTCAGTCGCAGGCCCGCCACGACCGAGACCGACGGTGCCGTGGAAATTTCGTAGAAATCACTTGCGTCCCATCCATAGGTATTTCGATTCCCCGTAATACCGCAGCCAATCCGAGGTGTTATACCCGGCTCAGCAGCACGCAGGCAACCGACTACGAATCCATGAGCGAGCAAACCATTGCAGCCGACACCGACAACGAAGAGGAGATTCCCTTCGATGAGTTTGTGATCCACGACTACAGTGACGAGACCGTTGATGCTTCCGCCACGGTTGAGAGTGATGTTCTTCACTCCACTCCCACGCTAACCGACGACGACCGCGAGACCCGCGAGACGTTGCAGCCGGTGACAGCGCGGCGTCCCGATCCCTCGCAGGATCTCGACGCGTTCCTGGAAGGAGCAGACATCGATGAACTGGAAAGTCTCGCCCGAGATTTAGCCCGCATCCCCCTGCCGCCGTCGAGCGAGGTCGATCTCAGTATCGATCCAATGGGCGATCTGCCCGAGCCCGTCACCGAAGTGGCCGCTACCGGTCCGGTGAAGTTTGCCCCCGTCGAGATGCCTACCGGCATCGCGCTTGAGGAAGAAAAAGCCCCGCCTGCCCGTGCTAAGGTGAAGCTCACCAACGATGATGACCGCGACGTGGTCTTCACCGCCAAAGAGCAAGGTATCACCCTGCTCGCGGCCGCTCAGATCGTGCTTGCCAAAAAGAGTGCCACTGCCGCTGCCGCCCTCGACGATCTCGTTGAGATTGACGAGCCGATTCCGGCGGCCAATAAACCAGCCGCCCCCTCGCCTGCCGGAAGCCCTGCTACCGTGGCCGAGGCCGAGGCCCGCCTCTACGAGATGGACGCCGCCGCCGACAGCGCGCAATTCCGCGAGTACGACGACGAAAAAGCGTTCACTCTCCGGGAGGAAATGCGCAACCTCCGCCGCAGCATCCCCGCGATCGCCGCCGCCGAGAAGCAGTCCCGTGACAGTGAATTTGCGTCAGCTCAGGCCAGCTACGAGACCGTCTACGATGCGAATGAGGCCAAGGCACGGGAAGTATTCCCCGAGCTTGCGAACGCCGCCGACCCCATCCATGCAGAGATGGTGCGTCTCGACCTCGAGGCACAGACCAACGACGTAGCCCTCTACGGCTCACCCACCAAATTTTTCGACCTCGCCGTCGAGGCCCGCCGTTCGCTGGCCCGCCGCGGAGTCACTTCCACCAGTTCCTCGATGTCTGCTCCCGCCGGGGCAGCCGCACCTGTATCCGTCAGCTCGCCTCGCAATCCCGTGGCCCGTGGCGTTAGCGCGAGCCCTTCGGCCCGCGCTACCACCGCACCCCCGGCGACACCCCGGCTAGAGCAACGGATCGAGGAAGCGACGACCTCAGACGATCTCGCGGAGATCTATGCCCTCATGCGGCACTGATCCCCCCATCGTCTCGACGTAGTCGCCAGACCGGCCCGTTTGTCCGCCCCGAGGTGTGTGCCTAACCCCACACCCCACCCCCTCATATCATGGCTGACAACGATTTTATTGTATCCCCCAACACTGGAGCCTCGCTCCTCGCATCCGACGCTAATTCCGAGCGCAAGCTCTGGAAAAAGACCGTCGATATCTCCGAGTCCGAAGAGGACTTTTACCAACAACTCGAAGGCAACCGCCCTGACAGTCTCATCGAGACCGTCACCGACACCGCCGCAGGCAAGGGCCAGTCCATCACGTTCAGCGTGACGAATGGCTTCTACCAGGAGGGCAAGCACGGAGACGAGAACTTCGAAGAGCCCGCCGACTTCGAGAAGATCGTCGTCAAATCCAACCAACTCTCCGTTGATTTCGTGCGCCACGCCGTTCGCTACAACGAGCGCATGGAAGAGCGCATGGGCTTGCGCTACGAGCTCGTCAACAAGATCCCGGCCGAACAGGGCAAGTGGATGGGGCGGAAGAAATGCCGCGCCACTGAGATGAAGTGGATTCGCAAAGCAAAAGCGAACTCCCACAACTTCGCTTGCGCCGGCGGCGGCAGCAGTGTGGACGAACTCGGTGGTGCCAACGTGCTGGGTTGGGACGACTTCGTTGATGTCAATGCCATCCTCGTTTCCCACGGCGCGGCTCCCGCAATGCTGGGCAAGATCGGCAAAAACCGCATCAAGCGCTACGTCACGATCGCCCCTCACATCGGGTTGCGCAGTCTCAAGAAAGATGAGAACTATCTCGCGGCCCAGCGCGATGCAGGCGAGCGCGGCGAGAGCAACAAACTCTTCACCGGCGGCTTCGAAGACATCGACGGGACCATGATCCTGTCTCGCGAGATCCTCGACCACGACGGTGACGGCCCTCTCGGCGCCGCCCTCGCACCCAAGCTGCGGCTCTCTGCCGCCGTTACCGCGGGCACCACCACGTTTGATGTCACCGGCGGCACGAACACCAAGGTGCTCTACACGGTCGACTTCCCGAACCACGCGTTCAAATACAACGCGAGCGACGCCGAGGCGACCGCGACCGATCCGTTCTACCTCCTCGTCGTGAACCCGCCCAACGCGCCCACTGATCCCGGTAAAATGGGATTTTACAAGTGCGTCGGCAACACCGGCAAGGCCATCACCATCACTGAGCGTCTCGCCGCCGCAGTCAGTGGCATCGCGAACACCACCGTCGGCAGCGTCGTGTGGAACACCGCCAAGTGGCTCAACAAGACCACCGACGTTCACCCCGCCGGTGCCATGGCCTACTTGGCGAATGCGAAAGGGCAGCCGATCGGGTATTCGATCTTCACCGGAGCCTGCGGCATGCGTCGCGGCTACGGCAAGTATCGCAACGCCCGCGCCACGGACAGCAAGGAGGGCAAGTTCATCAATGAGTCCTACATTGTGAGCGTCTTCGGCATGCAGCCCAAGATTAACCTCCGTGAAGAGTTCCCCAACTTCATGGTGCTCTGTCACTCCCTAGCCTATCCAGGCACTCCCATCCCGACGGATCTTTGATCCCTTTTGTTGGTGCAAACGCCGGCGGGGAAGGTTTCGGGCCTTCCCCTCACCGGGCGGGAAAAATTTATTCCCCGCCGGCTACCGCACCACACCCTCTTACCCCCGAGACCACACCCTATCGCACCCATTCTTTTCCACCACTCGACCCCACACTGCCATGGACCCGACCGACACCCCTGATTCTCCTCTTTCGTTCCCCATTCACTTCCTCGTCATCAGCTACGTGCGCCAAGGCCAGGGCCGGGCCTTGCGCGAGATCGGGGCGTTCCGGTTCTGCGATGTGCTCGACTGCTGCGTCTACGACAGCCGTGGCTACGATCCCGAGTCACAGATCGACATGGAGGCGCTCGACAAGGCGCAGGCAGACATCGGCAAGTCCGTGCGCCTCGATTTTAAACGTGTCCGCGTCTTGCCGGCCGCCCACATCCTCGGTGCCTAAGATCGCCAGATCGCCGAGCAGACCGTCCTGGCGGGAGTCATTGACGCAGACCGCGCCGAATCGATCCGCCTCGCCGAGCTGGCCGAGATCGCCGCCAACGCCCCCGCATCCCCGCCCGAGGCCGACCCTCGTAAGAAGGGATTCATCCCGCCCGCCGGCGAAGAGGGCGACGAAGAAGAAGTCCCGCCTTACAGCGAGTGGAAACTCGCCGAACTGCGCGCCGAGGTCGAGCGCCGCGGACTCGAGCCGCCCACCGAAAAGCCCAAAACGAAAGCGCCGTGGATCGCCATCCTCGACCTTGACGATACGATCGACGAAGCGGTCGCGGCGGCCAACGCTGGCGATCCCGCAGCCCTGTAACCCACCCTCCCCTTAACGCTCGACCCACCCTCCCCGCCCGATGACATCCGCCGAACTCAAAGCGCGACTCCTGCGTATCATCGGCATCAATCAGGCGGGGAGCGCGAGCGCCTATCAGATCGATAGCGTCGTTCACGCCATCAATCACGCCTACCAGGTTCTCTGGCAGGATGTGCCCAAAGAGCGGCGGGCCGCTTACACTCGCCGCCCCGAGACCGTCACTGTCTCGGTGGGCAACACCTCCGTCGAGCTCGACCCGCTCATTGCCTCCGTCCTGCCGCCGGTGCGTCGACTGCCCGACCGCGTCCCGCTCAGCCCCTGCTCGCACCGCAGTGAGATCGAGTGTTACGGCCTGCTCACCGGGCGAAAGGTCACCGACGCGCTCAGCGGTCCCCCGCAGGTCTACTTCCTCGAGTCGCGACATCAGGCCATGGCTGACAGCCTGCGCCTGACCCTTTACCTCGCCCCGGCCCCCGCGAGTGATACCGAGATCGTGATGGATGTTGAGATCCACGCCCCATCCATCACCGCCTCGAATCTCTGCTCTGCCAGCCCCGTCGCCCTGCAGATCCCCAACGACTACGCCGAGTCTCTGCTCTACCCCATCGCGGCTTACCACCTCGCCACCGTCTCGACCGAGTTCCGCCAGCCCGAAAAGCTGCCCGCCATCGAGGCCGAGTATGAAAGGGCGAAGGCCCGCCTCGGCATCACCGACCCCGCCGTCGTTGCCGCAAAGACCGTAGTGAAGCCCGCCGATCGATAAACCCTCCCGAGAGATGACCACATCCGAAGCCGCCTACCGCCTCCTCCGCCACTGCGTCGTCAGTGACTTCGCCGCCCTCACTGTCTCACAGGGAACGGAGCTGATGGGTGCGCTCGGCTATGCCGTGGGCGAATACTTCCGCTTCGGGCCCGCCATGCTGCGGCAGACCACCGCCAGCGCCACCCTACCGGGACCGAAGACCGTCACCGGCATGTCCATCGCCGCTGGCGGCCTCGAAGTGACGAGCGGCACCCCTTTCGGGCTCAGCCAGCGCGGCGCATCCCTCGAGATCGCGGGAGACACCAACGTCAACGAGATCGTCTCCACCGTCGGCTGGCTCAATCCCTACCAGGGGTCCACCGGCAGCGGCAAGAGCGGAATCGTCTACGGGGATTGTGTGCCTATCAGTAGCCGCATCATCGAGCGCCTCCTTTCCGATCCGTGGATCCTCGACAATTCAGGTCGCAGTGACGCCCGCCGCACATTGCAGCGCATCGACGACGAACACCGCGAGCCTTCCCGCACCCGCAACACGAACGGCACGCCCTCGTATTACGCCATCCAGCCCACCGGTGTTTCCCGTGGCGCCACGACCCAGTGGCTCATGCGAGTATGGCCCCGGCCAGAAGAGCAACTCGTCATCCGCT